TGAAGTGACGCATAATATTAAATCAACAGGTATTGAGACATCATTTAAAGGCTCAAGAATTCCACAACGAGCATTACCTGATCTTAAAGACACATTTATAATGGCATATCGACCATTATTTGATAAAGTCATAAAAGACGCAATTCGTAAGGTTAAAGATGAAAGTAAAACATCAACAACTACTGAGCAAACAACTGTAACTAATTCAGGAGCATATTCTACCGATACTGGTGGTAAAAGATTTACAACTGAAGAACAAATACATAAACAATCTGTAGAGGAATATGGTATACCATATAATGGATTTGATGATGAACCAAATATAGAAAAAGTTAAATATAAAGGACAAGAATGGTTACGAGCAAAAGCCATTGAAATGGGTAATAGTAAATATCCAATACCTGATAATCGTACCATGGGTATTATTTCAAGAACAAGGTTAGCTCCAGATATAAAATGGGGTGACATTAAGAATTTAAAAAGTGATTTTTATGAAACTAAGTTTAATCCGAAAAGATTACCAAATGAAGATGCTAATATTTTTACAGACAAATATACAACAACCGAATTTTTAAATCCTGAAAATAGTAAATCTTTGCGTGTAACAACAGTTGTTAATCATTATGTCAAAGCATATCAAGGTCCAGTAAGTATTGGACCCGCGATTACTGGATATGGCATCGGAATGTCACATTCGTTAATGACGAAATTAGGATTATACGATGGCGCGATAGTGTTTTTTAGATTAACACAATAATTTAATAAAATGTTAGATATTTATATAAAAATATAAAGATGGATAACATAGACAAGACATTAGATGACTTTTTGGATAAAGGAACAATAACCAAAACAGTTTCGCCTGACGGAAAAGAGGAAGAAGTTTGTGATCTAACAACTGGTGAGTGTTATATTATTAGATCTAGAGACGGTATAGTTGAAAGAATTAATAAAAGATATGTCACTGAAGACGGAAGACAATTATTACAAGACTAATAAAAACAAAAATATGGAAATGAAAAATATAAATGAGGAATTGAAGCGTTTCAGAGCAATAAACAGATATGCTGAGAAATTAATAATTGAACAAGAACCACCACTTCCTGGCGCGCCACCCGCAGGTGCTGCTGTTCCGCCACCGCCTGGAGGAGATGCTCCAATGGATATGGGTGCTATGCCTCCAGAAGGCGCTGAAGAATTTACGCCGCCAACTGGTAACACCGAAACTCCCGAAGCTTCTGCTGAAACATCTGGCGAAGACGACACAACCGAAGAATTGGACATTACTGATTTAGTTAATATGACTAAAAGTATAAAAAAACAACTTGATGATACTCAGGGTCAAGATAAAACAGGAGCAGTAACTCAACAAATGGATGATGTTTTTAACAAACTGGGTGAATTGGAATCCAAATTGGGTGAAATGGACAATGTTTTGGCTAAAATCGATCAGCTGGGAGCAGAAATTCAACAGATGAAGCCAAAAACGCCAGTAGAAAAACTTGAAATGAGATCTTTAGATTCATATCCATTTAATCAAAATCCTGCAGAATTTTTTAACGAAAAACAACAGGAAATGAAGGCATCAGGAAAAAACGAGTACATATTAACTAAAAATGATGTTGAAAATTATGGAAAATATGAAATCATGAAATCATTTAATCCAAAAGCCGAAGAAAACGACTATATGTTTTAATATTTAAAAATATTTTGAAAAAAAAGAGAGTCTGGTTTTGTAATCAGACTTTTTTTATGTATATTTTGATTAATAAACTTTTTTTAATAAACTAAATTACATTTTTTATGGGAACATTTGAATCCGTACAAGCACAGTACGAAAAAAACAAAAACGCCGCAAGCGGCAGCAAATTCGCCTCTCAAGAGGAACGAATGAAGAAGTATTTCACCACAGTATTACCAAAGGGTGTTACTGAGGAGGAAAGAAGAATACGCATTTTACCAACAAAGGATGGTTCAACTCCATTTGTTGAGGTTTATTTCCACGAAATTCAGGTGGATGGAAAATGGGTTAAATTATTTGACCCAAAACAAGAAGGAAAACGCTCACCATTGAACGAAGTTCATGATAGTTTAGCGGGAACAGGTATTGAGGCCGATAAAGAATTAGCAAAATCTTATCGTTCACGCAAATTCTTCATTGTAAAAGTTATTGATAGGGATCACGAACAGGATGGCCCAAAATTCTGGAGATTTAAATTTAATGCCAAACAAGAGGGTATTATGGATAAAATCTGGCCTATTTTCCGCACCAGAGGAGATATCACCGATGTTGAAAAAGGTAGAGACTTAATTCTTTCTTTGTCTTTAACCAAATCAGGTAAAGGTAAAGAATACACACAGATTAGCTCTGTATTGGATAGCGATCCAAGTCCATTGAGCAAAGACCCAGAACAAGCTAAAAAATGGGCAGAGGATACATTAGTATGGTCTGATGTTTATACTAAAAAACCAGAAGAATATCTTGAAATGGTAGCAAATGGAGAAACGCCAAAATGGGATAAAGACAATAAGAAATGGGTTTCAACTTCACAATCAGAAACAATAATTGGAGGAGATTCTGCAGAAGAACCGTTGCCAGAGGATCCACAAGCGAGTGATGAACCAGAAGAAGATCTGCCATTCTGATATGATACTTGCCCGTATCCCCAAAGATACGGGCAATTTTAAATAATTTAATTAATTATATGGAAATTAAAATAGAAAAATTACCGCCTGATCTGATTAAGAAGTTAAAAAAAATTAATGAAAAAGGAAGTGACGGTCTTAAACAAGATCTTCAAGATGGAAAGATAACCATTGGAGAGGCGTATAAAAAGGTAACCGTTCATGTTGGGCATAATAGCGGTAAATATGAATGGTATACCCCCAAAAAATTTATTGATGCAGCAAGAAATGTGATGGGTTCAATTGATTTAGATCCTGCATCATCTGAAATTGCAAACAAAACAATTAGGGCAACAAAAATATATACAGAACAAGATAGCGGTTTAGTTCATCCTTGGAGCGGAAATATATGGATGAATCCGCCATATAACAATTCATTGGTTGGAGAATTCACAAAGAAATTAATAGATGATCTATCAAATATTAATCAAGCTTGTGTTTTGGTTAATAATGCAACAGAAACTCGATGGTTTAAACATATATCAGGAAAATGTGACATGATGTGTATGGTTACTGGAAGAATAAAATTTCTTGATGAAAATGGCGAAGCAACAGGTTCATCATTGCAAGGACAGGTTATTATGTATTTTGGTAGGAATTCAAATAAATTTTACGAAGAATTTAAAATATTTGGAGAATGTTGGACGAGGAAACAGGATTTAATAACATAGAACGAGGTAGGCAAAAGATACTTTTTAAAGGTATAAAAAGGATTAGAAACATAAGACCTACTGATATTGACGGTGTAATGGGTTACGGAAAACAAGTATTTGTATGGTTTGAGGGAAAAGTGAAAGGAACACCTTTATCTACTGGACAAAAAAGATTATTTAAAGATTTAAGTGAAGTAATTAGAGATGGAGGCAGCAAGGCATATTGTGTTATTTTTGAGCATGAAGTACCAATAACTGAAGATGTTGTTATGAAGGATCAATTGGTTAGTGAGTATTATAATAGTAGTACATTACAATGGCACACACCAAAAAAATCAACAACAGTTCTTGAAGCAATAGACCTCATTGAAGAACATGAAAAAATAAAAAGAATTAAAAATAAATAATATGGCAATTAAGAAAAAAGATTTTTCATATATTGAAAAATATTCAACCGAAACAAAGTATAAAGAAATAAGTTTTTATGATTGTGGAAATGCATTTACAAATGCTTGTGGTCTTCCTGGTCCAGTGAAGGGTGGAGTTACTATGTTTCTTGGGCATAGTAATACAGCTAAAACAAACGCCATGATTTTAGCTGCTGCTGACGCTCAAAAAAAAGGTGATTTACCTGTTTTTATTATAACTGAGAAAAAATGGTTATGGGAACATGCTGTTGAACTTGGTTTACAAGCAGAAAAAAATAGTGACGGAAAATGGATTGGCGAATTTATCTTTAATGATTCATTTGATTATATCGAGCAAGTAACAGACTTTATAAATAATATATTAGATGAACAAGAAAAAGGAAACATTCCTCGTAATTTATTATTTTGTTGGGATAGTATTGGTTCGATTCCGTGTAAAATGACATTTGAGGGGGGGGGTGGCAAGATGCATAATGCTAGCGTACTTGCGGATAAAATTGGTATGGGTATTAACCCTCGTATTGCAAAATCAAAAAAAGAAAATTTTCCGTATTATAATACATTAGTTATAGTCAACCAACCTTGGGTTCTTTTAGCTGATAATATTTATGGACAACCCGAAATTCAAGCAAAAGGCGGGCAAGCAGTATGGTTAGCGTCATCATTGGTGTTTTTATTTGGTAGTCAGAAAAAGGCGGGCATTAATCATATTGATGCGACAAAAAATGGTAGAAAAATATCTTATGCTGTAAGGACGAAAATTTCAATTTTAAAAAATCATGTTAATGGGTTAGCGTATAAAGACGGAAAAATTATTGCAGTACCACAAGGATTTATCGATGACACAAAAGAGGCTCTTGATGAATATAAAAAACAATATTCGAATTATTGGAATAAAATTTTAGGAGGTTCAGGAGATCTCGAATTGTCCGAATCAACTAGTGAAGATTTTGATGAATAAATTAGTTGAAGATTATGATAACTAAGATTTGTAATATTTGTGGAATCGATAAATCATTAACCGAATTTTATTCAAGAAAAAATTCTATTGATGAACATCGAAATGATTGTAAAGAATGTTTTATTAGTCGGTCAAGAAAATATAGAGAAAATAATCTTGAAGAAATAAAAAAAAGACGACATTTATATTTTGAAAAAAATAAAAACAGATTATTACTAAAAAAACAAGAATATCGAAAAAATAATCCTGAAAAATATAAAACAGAAACTAAGAAATATTATGAAAAAACAAAAATGATTCAGAATTCAAAAAAGAAAAGATGGATTATTGAAAATAGAAAAACATATAATCAATATTTTAAAACAATGAAAAAAAATAATCCATTATATAAATTATCATGTACTGTTCGTACTCGAATTAATAATTTTTTAAAGACAAAGAGTATGATAAAGAAAAACAAGACATTTGAAATTATTGGATGTTCTCCTGAATTTTTAATGGAGCACATAGAAAAACAATTTACAAATGGAATGTGTTGGAAAAATCACGGAAAATTTGGATGGCACATAGATCATAAAACGCCTTTGGCATCAGCAAAAACAGAAGATGAAATATATCAATTATGTCACTACACAAATTTACAACCATTATGGTGGAATGAGAATTTAAAAAAAGAAAAAAAGTACAAACAAAATTGTTTCACGAATAATAAAACTAATGCCGACTTTACTTGTTGATGGTGATAATTTACTGACCATCGGTTTTTACGGAGTAAAAAATTATTTTTATAAAGGAGCACATATTGGGGGAATTTTTCATTTCCTCAATACCCTTAGATTATCATTTGAAAATTATCATTTAGATAAAATTGTTGCTTTTTGGGATGGAGAGGACTCTTCAAGATCCAGAAGACAAATTTATCATCATTACAAAGAAGGCAAGCATAGTAGATTTAAGACGGAAGAAGAAGAGGGGTCTTATAATTATCAGAGAGACAGAATTAAACAGTATTTAGAAGAAGTTTATGTTCGTCAAGGAGAATATCAATATTGCGAGACAGACGATTGTATTGCGTATTATACTCAGAATTCTCCAAATGAGAAAAAAATTATATTTTCATCAGATGGCGATTTAACACAGCTCGTGTCTAAAGACACGCAATTATATAACCCATCACATAAAAAGTTATACAAACCCAAAGACAGATTTGTGTATGACCATGAAGAACTTTTAATTGAAAACATTAAATTGGCAAAAATGTTGTGTGGGGATCCTTCCGACAATATAGCAGGAATTAGAAATCTCGGAGTTAAAAGACTCATGATGCTTTTTCCTGAAATTGTAACTCAACCTCTAACAATGGATTATATAAAACATAAAGCAAATTTTCTTTTTGAACAAGATAAAGAAGATAAGCTCGTTCAAAATCTATTAACTGGGGTTACTAAATATGGGGTGTTTGGTGACGAATTTTATCATATTAATAGTAGTATTGTAAGTTTAGATGATCCACTCTTAACAGATGAAGCAAAAGAGAGTGTTAAATTACTAATAAATGAAAACCTTGATCCCGCGGGTAGATCATATAAAAACACAATGAAAATGATGATGGAAGATGGAATATTCCAAGTATTACCCAAATCGGATGATGCATGGATAAAATTTTTAAATCCCTTCCTCAGATTAACCCGAAAAGAAAAAAATAAACGCTACTTAAATTTTAAAAAATAATGATTATGCAAAATCAAGACATCACTAAAATGGAATTTCTCTTAACTTTAGAGAAAAATATAGTTATACAGAGATTTTTTAATGTTATTAATTATAATCCAGAATCAAGAAATTCGCTGGATTTACATGAATGTGTAAAAGATATTTGTGAAGAAATTTCTAGAGATCTTAAAACAAAAACATTGGACTATTTGAATGAAAATCAAAACTATTTCTTCGATTCCAACACTAATAGTGAGATAACCGAGAATAAAGAAGAATGGTTTTTATTGCAAATAAAACTAGAAGATGAAGTATTTATTTCTAGAATATTTCCAGCTCAAGTATACCACCCCAAAGTAAGATATGCTGTAGATATTAGACCAAAAGTTAGAAAAATTTTATCGGATCTAACTGATGTTCTATCATCTAGAACTCTAATTAAGACATATCTTCAATACGAGCTGAAATAAATGGAAATAGAAAGGTGAAAATATATGAATGAAAAGAATTTTGGTCATTTAGGGACGACGTTTCAACAGGGACTTCTTAAAACTATCATCGAGGATAAGAAATTTGCA